TTGCAGCTCCGCCTAACATCGCAGTTTGTTGCAGCGATGTCATTTGCGCTGCGGTCAGAACTTGACCGGTAGTAAATGTCTGCTTTGCCATTGTTGCTCCTTAATCAGTAGGAAAGCACAGAATTTGCGCCATCCAATATTCCTTGAGTTGTCGAGTCTAAGATGAATGCTTGAATTATAGGTTCTGCTGTGAACAATCTGGTTGTCCATGTGTTGGTCGTTATGTCCTGTTGCACTCCTTGTACGAATAACTCAAGCGTAACAGAAGTGCTGCCCGGGGTCGTCTTTGTAATGTTAACCAAATCGAAAATGTCTAAACTTAGCCCTGCCACGATCCTGGCGGTTTCGGTGTCGTCTGCCAGGTTGAGCCCGATGGAATCGATTCGGAAGATTGCATCTTTGCGCGATTGAAGAATCATCGCTGCCTGATCTAAAGATTCGGCATCTGTTTGAATCAGCAGGCCTTCGCGCTTTCCGGAATGGATGAAGTAGGTTTCGATGCTGCTGGTGTCCTGAACCGTTTGAGCTGTGCCGCCCACCCGGTTGACGGTCACATCGTTAAAGATCAGGGTGTCGTCGTAGGCAAAATCGATCGCCTGGTAAGAGATTCCGGTTCCGCCGTCTGAGAAATCTGTTGCTGTCTGATCTGCCTTTTGTGCCACGGTATTGCGTGATAGAAATGTGGCATTGCCTTCTGGATCAATGTAAAAGCCACCGAACTCGCTGTTTTCTATTGTTTGAAGTGCGTTCAATAGGTCGCGCTCGGTTCCTGGATCTGCCTGGACGGTGCTGTCTCCTGTGTCGATCGCACGTTGAGAAAGTGGAAAGGCTGCAACGTCGAGCAGGTTTTCAATCCGCGCCCCTGTTGTCTGCCCTGCTGAAGTGCCTGCAACGGTTGAAATTGACACGTTAGAAAATAAGCGGAAGGCGTCCACGCATTGCAGGGTAACGGTAGAAAGGTCGTTGAATCCAACGCTGAAGTTTGTGTCGTAGCTCGTAATGTATCCGGAATAGAGGTAATAGCGGACTGAATTGTAATCTGCCCATATTCTAATTTTGCGAAGTGGTAGAAGTTTTCCGTAATAAGGAGATGCTGGATTCGAAGGTACCCAGTCGCCGTTCTGATCTTCAAGAACAATCGTTGCGCTTCCTGCTTCGAACTTGTTGAGGATTCTGTTTCTTCCTCTGCGAATTGAAGCTCGAAGCGTGATGTCTGAAACGTCCACAACATCTGACGCTGTATCTGCCAAAATGCCCACGCCGAGCGGCGTTGAAGGATCGTCAAGAATGAGCGGATTGCCAAAGGCCGGGCCGTTGGCAAAATCGACGGCAACGCCGAGCGTTGGCATTGTCATTAGATTGCCACCGCTGATTTCAGAATTGCCTGGCCGTTATTTTGTCCTTGAAGCAATCCGTTGCGAATGGATGTAACCAGATCGTTTTCGGATGTGACGCTTCCTTGAACTGTCATATTGATCGTTACTCCGGCTGGTAATTGTGATCCTGTTCCGGATGTTCCTAGTCCAACAGTTGATGCTCCTGAAATTGTTGGAGCTGAGAAAGTTGTTTGTGCTCCTACAAATGGTTTGTATCCGCCTAGAACTGCCTTCTCTTCTGTGGTTAAAGTTCCGAATGCACTTGCTGCGGATCCTGTTGAGGATTCTATTTTCTTAGCCACAGCTGCGATCTGTGCTGGTGTTGGCCCTGGTGTTGGCCCAGGGGTTGGCGCTGTTGGTGTTGGCATCGTTGGCGCAAGTTTGACCCCTGCGGCTGCAAGGTAGGCGTTAAGAGCTGCGAGCGCATCACGCCAAGATTGTGCTGCCTGGTTGCCTGGTGTTGGCCACAATGTGGACGGAACTACACCGTCTGCGATCTTCTTTGCGTAATCTGCGACTTCTGCGCCTGTCAGTTTCCATTTTTCCATCAAAGCGTTTACTTCAGATTGATCTAGTTTTCCGTCGTTGATCGCCTTGAAGAAGTCCAGGTACATCTCTGCTTGTCGCTTTGTTACTCCCCATTGCTTTGCAAGCAAGTCGATCTCTTCTGTGGAAAGTTTTGCATCGTTTACTGCAAAGATCGCAGTCGTGTATGCGATAACTGCTTCCTTGCTAATGCCCCATTTGCCTGCAAGAAGAATCACTTCTTCTGATGAAATTGTTTGATCGGCAACGACTCCGAGCAGATCGCTGTATCGCTGGATCGCCTGGTTTGCCAACAGCTGCGCCTTCATATTTTCCATGATCGCTGCGAGTTTGCGTTGCTCTTCTAGGTTGCTTTGCTTGAGAAGGTTCAGGCGTGCTGCTTCGAGCTGGATGGGATCCTTCTCTGTTGTTGGCTTGACGCCTAGTTTTGCTAAAGCTGCGAGAACTGTCTTTGCCTTTGCAGCTGCTATGTCTGCTGCTGTTTGCGCCTTTGTTGTTTTTGTTGTCTTTCCAAGATCAACATTGAGGCCTTTGAGGTTTGTCAGGAAGTCGTCGGTCTTGTCATTTAACCCGTCGAACGAGAACTCTAAATCTTCGCCGCTGCTCTCCAAGCCATCCATCGCGCTGTTTGCGCCCTTGACTGCGACGTAAAGTCCACCGAGTGTAAGTGTAAAGGCTGCGACTCCGGCTGCGGCTGCGGCTACTGAAAGACCGCCGGTTGCCGCTGCCTGTGCTGCCGCCGCGCCGATCGCTGCCGCTCTGATCGCCTTGTATGCAGCGACCAGTTTGCTGATCGCTGTGACGAATGCAATAACTTTGCCTGCTACAAATGTAGCGGCGAAGATTGCACCGAGTGTTATGAATACGTTTTTATTCTTTGCTACAAATTGAAAGACTTTGAAGATAACAAAGCCGAAGCCGACAACGGCTTTGATTGCTGCCTGGAATGCTGCGACAAGTTTGTCGCCGTTTTCTTCTAAGAACTTTTGAACCGCTGGAATGACTTTAGTCGTCAGCGTGGTAAATAAATCTTCTAGGGTAGGCAGAAGTGCTGTGCCTAATGTTTCCTTTGCTTCGTCCAGAGCAATGTTGAGCCTGGTCATTCTGAATTCGAATGTGTTTGCTCTTGCTGCTGCTGCTCCTGCAAATGTTTTCGCTGTTACTTGCAAGACTGCATTGAGGTCTTTTGATTTGACCATTGCGTCTGTAATCGGAACGCCCATATTGCGCAGGGCTTTGTAGTTTCCATTTAGCGCCTTTGTGACGGCATTTGTTGCGGTTCCTAAATCAACGCTTCCGCCTGCTGAAATATCAAGAGCAAGACCTAGAAGTTTCTGTGCGTCCGTAATTGAGCCCGTTATTGAGGCGAGTTTTCCTAACGCCGGACGAAGCTCATCGTCAACAACTCCGAAGGTTCTCTGAATCTGATCGATGTAGGTTTCTGTCGCTGCGATCGCTGCGTCGGTTGCGCCTGTTGTATTACGCAAGGAGTTGGCTAGAAGGGTCTGTGATTTTTCGTCTGCGATCGCAGCTCTTACTGAATCTACGCCGATCTTGACTGCGAAGGCTGCCGCAGCTGCGCCTGCGATGACAAATGCTTTGCCTACTTTGCCTGCAAATTTGTCGAAGGATTTGCCAAGTTTATTTATATCCCTGGCTGCTGCTTTGCTTCCCTTGTCGGAGTATTGGGTAATAATCCGGGCGACTACTGCTCCTACTGCCACGTGGTTATCCCTTCTCCTTGTTCAAGTTTGTTTTCAAGAGTTTCTGTGCATCTTCGATCGCTTTGCGAACGTTGGTGCGAATTTTATCTGCGTCTTTATCTACAACGGCCCAGATGCCACGTGATGCGCCTTTGAATCTTTCGTTAAGCACGCCGATCATGTTGCGGCCTGTTCCTGATCCGCCGCTGCGTCGTCCTGCTACTTCCCAAATGGCACCGGCTGCTGTTCTTTGAACAAGCGCTCCGGCGCTGGTGGTGTAATCGGATCGGACTTTGCCTTCGACTCTGGTTTTCTTGATGCCCTGACGGATCGCTGTTGGTTCCCAGGCTGGCCATCCTTGCCCACCGCGTGTGCGGCCCTTTGCAGCTGCAACGGTGCGCCAGCCACTCATTGGTGGGGCGTCTGTAACTTTGGCCCTGGCTGCGCTTTCGGCAAGGGCGAGCTCGTCGTTGATCACTTTGTTCAGCCGACGAGCTGCGTCCTTGTCGAATTTTTTAAGCGACTCGATGGTTTCTTTGATGCCGGATATCACTACTGTTTCATCCGCCATTTTTATTGACCGCCTTTGCTCGCTCTTTCAGGTAGATCACGATCGCTTCTAATATGCCTTCTGGTGCATCTAATAAACTGATCGGGTCGATCCCTGTCTCCACAGAAACTGCTGCTATTGAATATGTCAGGCTGTCTCTGTGGATTCGGAATTTGGGTCTGTGTCCAGGGATACCGCTTCTAATGTATCCAAGAAATCAGGCCCGAAGGGTTTGACAATCTTGCCGTTTGCTCGAAGCGCGAGCCACCCTAAATAATAGATGTGCTCTAGTTTCTGCTCTTCGCCGATAAGTTTTGCAAGTCCTTTTCCGTACTTTTGTTCAAATTCCACGATGATTCTTGGACGCAACGGGAAGGTTGCATCTGTTCCATCGTTTGTTTTTACTTTGATAAATAATCCATCCATTTATTTTCCCCCTATTTTCTTTAGGATGTTGCTTTGGTAATTGCGCCGGAGATCGGCCAAGTCACACTTGCTGTTGCTAACTCACCGACGGATCCATTTAGAGGAGTCCATTCTGAAACTAGCGCAGAAAATGTATATTGCGGATTAATTGCTGTGGTCGTTCCTGCTACTGGCTTTACTACAGCAGTTGCTGCTGTTCCAAGTAACGGATAGATTGTTTGCTCGATTGCTGATGTTGCATAGTCTTGATTGAATTCAAACGTTACAGAATTGTCTGCAAGTCCAGCAACACGTGTCTTGGCTGTATTTCCGAATGCAGTCGTCTCGACGATGTCGAATGTTGTATTCAACGAGATGCTCGTAATATATTGAGAGATATCTGTGCTTGCAAGAACTACAGATGCATTTGTTAGTACAAGTCTTGGCATTATACGACCGCCTTTGTAATTGCTCCGGTTACCGGCCATGTCACACTTGCTGTTGCTAATTCACCAACGGTTCCGTTGAGCGGAGTCCATTCTGAAATTATCGCGTTGCATGTGTATGAGGGATTGAATGCGCCTGTTGTTGCGCCATTTGGCTTGACAATAACTGCCGCCGATGTTCCAAGTAATGGATAGATTGTTTGTTCGACTTCGCCTGTTGCGTAGTCTTGATGAAATTCTAGTGAGATTGAGTTATCTGCCAATCCTGCCACGCGAGTCTTAGCTGCTGTGGAAGAGAATGCTGTTGTTTCGACGACGTCGAATGTCGAGTTAAGTGTTACTGAAGCGACTAAATCGCTCAGATCCACTCCACCGACGGATATGAATGCGTTAGTTAGGACTAAGCGTGGCATTATGCGGTCGCTCCTTCTTTGGTTTCTTGTTTGATGGATTGTACTACTTTTGTTTCTGTGTTTGTTGCTGTTGCTTTGATGTGGTTTCCAGCGATCAGAGTTTCTGCACTGACTCCTGCATCTTGCAATTCTTCATTTGTTAGCGTATCGCCTTTGGTTTTTCCGCAGACGGTTTTGCTTGAGATGATCGTGTATGACATTGGTTCTCCTTATCCCCAAATTGTTAAGCGGTATCGGTAAGAAAGAAACAGGTTTCCTTGTGATTCATATTGGCCTGATTCGGCTGCTGTGACTCGCA